ACCGCCTGACAGGTTCTGGTTCTGAATCGGTTGGGCCTGGGCACTGTTCTGTTCAGGACCGATATTATCAAAGAACATATTGATGGGGCGCTGATTGATCGCCGCATCATAACTGAGGGCCGATCCGTTTTGCTGGGCGGATTGCGGATCATTTTGGGGGGGATTGCCGGAGGTCATCCAGCCCGATGAAGCAGATGGCAGGGAAGGATCCTGATAGCCGCCTGAAGTTTGAGAAACGTTCATGGGTTTTCCTTAGTTTTTGAGTGGCGTCAGCAATAAAGACCGACAATCTATAGGTGATAAAAAACCCTTTACAGTTCCCGACAATCCATACTGGAACCGAAACCGGTGTTTTTTTACTTATAAAACATCACAATAAACAAGAGGAAAACGGGAAGTGAATTTTTTGGGTCGGACATTATCCATTCTGGTTTTCGTGTCACCACTGGTTCATGCCGAAAACTTCGAGAAAGTAGGCAAACGTTTTCATATTCAGCCGCTATTGCTGAAAGCGATCGCCCGAAAAGAATCCAATCTTTATAACCACGCGGTGAACCATACCAATTCCGACAGAACTGAAGATGTGTGCATGATGGGGATTAATTCGAGTCACTTTGAACAGCTTGAATCCTTCGGCATTTCGAGAAAACGGATGATGCAAGACCCGATGATCTGTGTGGCGGTCGGCGCATGGGTGTTGAATGGCTTCTTCGAAAACTATGGCCGGTCATGGGACAGTGTGGGCATGTACAACACCGGAGCGAACCCAAAGCTTAAGGGCATTCGCACAAATTATGCCGCTTCAGTCCGTCGCATCTATCAGCAACTGGCGAAAGAATCGGGGGAGCGACCGGACCCGTTCGCACGTTAACCTGAGCGCAATATATACCCTTGATCCGCTGCGCGTTCAATTGCAAGACCAATTTCATTTTCCCGCATGGCAATTCGTCCTTTCAGTCGATAGGTTGCCGGGGTGGTATCGTTGTTATCCATGTAAAAGAAATGCAGGGAGCCTAAATGTTCAGTCATCGAAACGGTGGCAGAATTCGATCCACCCAGAATAAAATTCGGTGAGGCGAATCCATCTGATTTCTTCACGGTCTGGGTGAAAACCACCTTTTTCAGGCGGATATTCTGGCGATCTTGCAATAATTTGGCGATGTCATCCTCACATAACGTTTTACTGGCCCAGGCGCGTTCAATGTAATCACGAGTCGAAGGGTTAAATTCAAGTGCTAGAGTGGCGACAGCTTGAGGATTGATCTTGAGCGTTTCGATAAAACTAGCGAGATGATGATCGTTTTTCATCATGTCATTTATTCTGTCAGCTTGTGTCGGCGTCTGGCTGAAGCCCATAAGATGACTGAAGTAATGACAAAAGCTATTGTGATCAATTCGCCATATGTTGCGATATGTTGTCAGATATTCTGCGTTGGATAATATCTGTTCTTTGTTTTCGAAAGCGGTCTGTTGTCTGAGAAGTGATTGCAAGGTAAGCAATACTGATTTTTGGCCGTGATTATTCAGCTGATAAAATATTGCTGAAGGATCTTTATCTTCCGGTTCAAACCACTGAGAAAAATGGGTACACAGGATTTTTAATTTCTCAATGGGAGTGATGTTTGCAACATCTTTTCCTTTGCGTTGGAGGCTGGCGAAAAGTTGGCTGGTGGTGTTATCGGTGAATTGCTTTTCAAGTTGAGCGGTGATTGTGTCGATTTCTCGGATGGTGATTTCATTTGCGTTATCAAAATCTATCCTCAATTTATGGCTGATGCGGTTATCCATCGATAGCTGAAAATCAATGCCAGGGGTCGCGTACATCGTCAGGTTATCTTTACTTTTGGTATTCATGACGCGCGGTCCGGTAGGAAAAGCAATTTGTGCGGCAATCTGTGTCCGGTCAAAGGTACTGAATCCCCTGACTGAACGTGAATGGCTCTGGCCGTTCGCGGAGATAGATGAACTCTGTTCCCGTCTCATTGAGGCAATCGATATACTCGCCGAAGAGCTTGCTCGCGCCCGAAGCATGACGTTTTCATGTTCAAGATTATCACTGGTGAATGGAAGGGTCAGATAGATACTTGCCATCACGGAACCAGTGAGCATCAGCTCCTGTGATGAAGATGTTTCCACATGGTGATTGCCCCCCCGTTTGATCATTTCCAGTGGGTTAAGATCACCGGAAATCAGCTGTTTAATGAACGGTTCAATTTCCTCTTCACGAAGGCTTAGACTTAACCTATTTGTGTTGCTATTACGGCCTGTGAGCGTGAAACCACCACCAAGTAATAACGTTTTCGATGCGTTCAGATGATGGGCTTCATCGAGAAATAAAGGATGCATGGTGTCGAATTCACTGAAGATATTATTCACCATTCCGACATTCAGGTTTCCGGTCTGAGTCCCAGAACGACCGAACCGAACTGTGTACCCAGTATCAGTTCGATTGATTTGAAGGTGATAGGTTCGATCAAGACGACCACTGACATTCCCGGCAACAAAGAACCCCGTGGTGAAGTAAGACGAAACCGACGCGTTCATTCCATAGGCGCGCGAAAAGTCGATGTTCTCACCGGTTTGCATTGAGCGAAGTGTATCGACCAGATTTTTTTTAAGCTCTTCCTGCGTGCTGGCATCAAGGACAGTTCGTGAGGTGACATTCATTCCATGATTATCTTTTGAAAAAGCTTTGACCATCTGGCGGATAGCGTCATAATTCGCTTCGAGCGAAGAAAGATTTTGAAAACCCTGATCGGTGATGGTTTTCACCGGATTGTTATGCCACAGGTTATAACGAAGGGCGGCGACTTTATCGATCGACGCGTTCACGAACCCTTGTCGATCCGGTTCAGTGGAAAGCCCTTTCTGAATTTCCTCGATCAGTTCATGAAGATGACGCGTGATCAGCGCATCGTGAATTAACCGGGATTTAATAAGCCCGATTTCATCATGAACGTCGCGATTCATGCCAATAGGGACGTTTTCCTTTTGTTGGTTCATCAGAATTTTCTGTTCCATCATTTGAGAAAACAGGTTCGCCGCCTGATTATCGACCTCAATCGGATAAAGGCTTATCAAGTTCGACAGATTTTCGGTCAGGTTAGTGGTTCTGGATCTGGTCGGATTAAACATCCCGGAATTTCTTCGCCTTAATCGTGGTCTGGATAAGGGGCGAAAATTTTTATCCAGTAATCCATAATGATGGCCAATGATTTTACTTTGCAGATCGATACTCGCAGACAACATTTTCGCAAGGGCTATCAGATCCTGAACGAGCGCGGCCTCTGATGGTAACTGTGTCTGGCTGGACATCCGTTGAAGTGTCACTCTGGCAGGTGGAGAATGTTTTTTTGGTAGCGCCTCCTGAAGGGAACGAAGATGAATGGCTAAATCGGTTTGCATATGATAGATGACGCTAAGCCCTTCGCGACCTGTCATGCTATGTTGAAGATAATAAGCCGCATTCTTGAGAGGACGTGGCCATTCAATGGAATTACGAAACACAAAGGCGTCGATTCTGTCGGTCATGTTGGTTTTTATTTTATTTTGCTTTTCCATGCCACCTACAAACACCCGCGACTTCACGTTTAATCCGATGCCCTTGAGTTGGTGAGTAGTGTCATGCTGTTCCAGAATATGAAGTTGGTCAGTCATGAGATCGCGCCGGGGTTCATGCTCATGTATGACCGACCAAGCCCCGCCCTCAAAGGTCCACAGCTGGTGAAATGTGTCTTCAAATCCAATAATGCCAGGTCCGAGAGTATGCAGGTCGATAAACTTTATTGGTAATCCGGTTTGGCTTTTAGGTGGCGACACCAGTTTCAGGTCAGAGAGATGGGCTTGCGACCAACTGGTTTCCGGCTGGGAAAATATCTGGCCATTAGCGGTGAGAAGAAACAGATCATGATCATTATTTAATCCAATTCCTTCGAGGCGAAGATTCGAATGGCCCATCTGATCGGCTATCTGTTGTTTTGTGAACTGATGTACCCGGTCACTGAGCTGAAATTTTAGCTCAGAGAAATTATCAAGTGTGATGACGTTTTCAGGATCAATGGCGGCAAAATCTTTCAAGTGAAAATCGGCTTCCATACCAGGGATGGCCTGATCCACACTCAGTGACTTTTTCATTTGGGGCAGAATGAAGATGTTATTGTTATGCGAAACCTTGTTTGAACTTTCCCGAACTTTTAATTTTTTGATTGTGCCATCCTTGATCATCCACGGATGACCATCGAGACCGGCGCGAAGACGAGTCATCTTCATTCTGTCTGATCGTTCTTCAGTGGTGTTTTCCCACTGACCTGTTCGTTCATTCAGGAAATAGGGTCGGTTATCATAGACAGTGACCTTACCCATCCGATCAAGATCTATAATATTTTTCGGGTCCGGCTGGTAAGGGGTCAACCCTTGCTGGTGGTCAAGGATCATCGAGTCCGTGACATTCCAGGCGCTGATCACCTCAGGATTTGTTCTGTCATTATTCACTGCGATATAATGACGCCGGTCATTCTTATCTTTCAACACGAAACACAGGCCATCAGCGCTCACGTTCAACACGTCTTCGAACTTAAATCCAGTACCAATTTTTGCGGCAATATTATCGGTAATCTGTTTTGCGCGAACATTCAGCGCGGCGGAATCAAAGCGAACAGTTTTATTCTCGTGGCTGGGAAAGGGCGCACAACGAAGCTTGCCATTTGCATCGATGCCGAACACGGTCTGATCAAACAGCGCTGTCTTTCGACAGCTGATGCCGTGGGGTAAGGTCAGTTCAAATTTTTCATGCGGCTTCTGGACGTTTTCAATCCAGTGGATGCGCTGGATTTTATCGTCATCGTTACTGAGCTGAACCATCGCCTGACCATCACGACTCACAGAGAAGTGTTCGATTTTCCGATCGAACTTCATTTCAGGCAGAAAGCTTTTCTGTGCCTGCGAGGTCGCGCGGCCAATCGATGCGATCTCATCACTGAGCGCCCCAAACCCTTTCGGAATCGGTGCGACTGTGGAGAGGGTTTTATCACTGGTTACTGTCCACACGTTGCCATCACCCTGACGTGAAAGCAGCGCTTTTTTCTGGCTCTGATCCCCGCAAGTTTCCCAGCAGTTCGCCGCAGCATTGAACCGGAACAGGCGCTTCATGTGCAGGCGATATCGACCGGATTTGTCTGATGTGGTTTCTGTCAGATATTCGTTAAGGGAAGAATCAGGTAGTGCAATTTTTTTTCCGTTGATGGAAATGAACTGATCTGCCATCGAAATATTTGGCGGTGTGGTTTTTTTGCGACGATGAAAAAGACTGGATTTTGAAGAAGGCGCGGCCCATTCCGGCTTTTGTTCACTGTTAGTGATCCCAATGAATCCTTCAGGCGTCGTGGCAAGAGTAATCAGGCGACCGGTTTTATCCAGCAACACATGCCGATTACGATTAGGGCTGGCAATGCATACCTGATAGGTCATCATCGGATGACACAGGGTGCGATTGAGTAGTGGATCGAGAATATCAGCATTCTCACCCGCTTCGAACGAGAGTAAACCTTTGTTATTAAGATCGAGCTTGCATGAAACAGGCGAAGTGCGCGAGGACGGTGGTCGTGGTGGTGGGGCGGGTGGGGAAGTCGGGTATTTCTTTTCTTCAGTGACAGGTTTTACAGCGGCTGTTTTACCAAATTTGAAGGCGGGCTTCAGGCTTCTAAGATGCATGACATGACCTTAAGAATCAGGGGGCTTCTTAAGTTATGTAAAAAAAATGTTTAATTCGTTCCATTCAATGTGCAATTTTGCAGGTTTTATGTGAGTTGAGAGGCACAAAAAAATCAGGAAGATCAAAATTTAAGCAGACGTTGTGTATGTTCACGTCTGCTTTATTCAGCGTGTCATTAAACTTGCTTAAGTTCCTCAATCAGTTTGGGATTACGTTCCACTAGCAACAACAATTTACGTGCGGCACCTTTAGGTGTTCGTGTTCCATTCATCCAGCCGTGAGCCAGTGAAGGACTGACCCCAAACAGATCGGCGAACTGTTCACCATTAATTTTCAATAATGTCTTCAGCTTATGGGCGTCGGGTCGTGTGAACAGACGTGCGACTTTACAGCGATCGTTTCGTTCGGGAAAAAGCATGGATTGTTTGCAACTTACTCTCTGTAAATTATGCATAGCGCGTACCTTATTAAACATGAATATAATTTTCTTCTTTAATGGCAACCAGGACAAGCTGAAGGCCGTCAGACTCGATGACGGAAAAACCGTCACTATGAACAGTGGTCATCCCTTTGAAAGCATACCGTTCACAATCACTGATTACCGAATCAGAAACCGTTTGTTTAATGGCCTTCATGATATAGATTTCTGAACTGTAATAATTTACTGAACCTGACAATGAAAAGTTCGCATTCCATGCGGTTAACTCTCCCTGAGTCAGGGCGGCAGGAAAGCGATCCACCTGGCCGAATTTATTGGTCAGGGTTAATCGATAAATTCCATCGAGCATTCATCACCTTCGTTAGCTTTTGTACGTGTAAAGCGGATATTTACAAACAGGTCACTCGCTGCATCCAGTTCCAGATCATAACCTTCTGGTGTTTCCCTCAGCGCCCCCAGAAAGGAATAGCCGATATAATCACCCAGTATCGGGGAATAGGTCGAAGCTTTATTGCGTGAGACATTCAGCACCATCGTTTTAAAATGTATCGACCCGTAAAACGAGAAGCTTATTCCTTCCCCAATGATCTGATTATCTCTGACAAAAAGTTTTGCCGTGGTAGACACCCCCGCCGAATTGGTCATGGTGATGATGTAATAACCCTCTTTCATCTTTCTTACCTCGCGAAGTCATTGATTATCTGGATAATGACATTCAGAGATCATGAAAAGTAGCAGAATGAGCGAATGGGATTAAGAAATCACCGATTAAAGCAATCAGCAAAAGCAGGGATTCAACGTTTGTTTTTTCTGATCCGGTCGCGAAGTATCAATTTGTTATTATCGGAAGCAAATTGTTTCGGCTGGGTGGGATTAATCTTAACAGCGGTTTCGTGTATTAAATATTCATGACCTTCGAGATATGGGGGTGGGTAGAGTTTACCCGCTCTCACCCATCGCCGAACCTGTTCCATTGAACGCGGTCGGATTTGTCGGGCGTTCCATTCTCGCAAGGTGATGTAATCAGACATGATCCAATCTCCATAGCAAAGCGCACCCGTCGATCAGGGCGCAAGAAAAGGGAAGGGATGAAGGAGGAAATAAAAAACCCCGCCGGAGAGCGGGGGTAAAAATAACAGAGGAACATATTTTTATTATGACATTCCCTGGTGAGGAACACCTATAACATTGTCAGGAGTAGCATTGCTGAGTGGGTTATTCGATACCGCGATTACCGTGGACCATGTCATAAGCATACTGGATGCCCACGCCAAATGCGCCGCTGTGTGCAATCGAGATTTCCATTGTTGCCGGATAAGTCTCTTTGCGTTCCCAGTCGCGCTGAAGCTCTAACAGGTACGCGGTTGAGGTGATTGGCACCGCGCCAGATTGGATCATGCGGTGCATCGCCATAACATGCGCTTCGTGGGTCATATCGCCTGAGGCATCAGCCACAACATACACTTCAAAGCCTTGTTCCAGCAGACCCTGAACCGGACCGTTCAGGCAAACTGAGGTCCACAGACCTGCAATCACAATGCGTTTTTTGCCGGTGGCGTTAATCGCGTCCACAAAGTTCTGATCTTCGATGGCATCAGAAGTCGTGCGGTTAATATAAGATTTGGTGTCAGGGAACGCTTTCAGCAGTTCAGGGAACACCGGACCCGCGAAATCACTGCGGCTGATAGTGGAAACGATGGTGTCGATACCAAAAGCCTTACCTGCCTCAGCCAGAATGGCAACGTTTGAACGCAATGTGCCGATGTCGATAGACTTAACGTTAAACGCCATCTGAGACTGGTGGTCCAGCAGGATCAGTGCGTGGTTATGTGGGTTCAGCAAGTTTTTTGGTTCAACGGCAACAGCTTTAATATCAGTCATGTGAATCTTCCTTTAAATGGTCATTGTTATTTCAAATGTCTTCAGGAATGTTTAATTCTCTTCATCCTGTCGACGGGAATAACTATAACCAAAATCTTTCCGGGGTGTCTTTTCACTTTTGCAAACATGGAATTGACGAAAAAAAATGGAATTCGCTCAAATGAACACGCCGGGACATTACGGATAATACTGAAACAAAATTGAATAAATAAACAGCAAACCGGATTTCAGATAAAAAAAATGCCTGAACCAGTTAAGTTCAGGCAGTGATAGCCAATTCACGACACATCCATATTATTGTTATGCAAATGGCGAAGATCAGAGGGAATCAGAGACACATCATCAACGAGGGGGTTAGCTCTCTGACAACCCAGATTTCTCTGGGAGACGACCGGTCTACAGGAGCTGATCCGTTCTGATTCCCTCTGAGGTTTTACCATACGCAATTAAGCATGAAGAAACGGATCAATCTAAGCGGTTCTTTCATTAAAGATTTCTTCCTGATGTTCAGAAATATATTGCGCACAGTGATTAATAAACTCACGCACTTTGGCTGACTTCCTGACCTCAGGGTGTGCCAAAAACCACAGTTCCTCCTGAATATCATTGAAGACCGGACTTAAGCGAACCAGATCATCATAATGACGGGTGTGCATCAAAGGCATCAGCCCGATCCCCATCTTATTATGAATCGCCGTGGCAATGCTCAGAACCGAATCACCGCGATAAACAATCTTAGCCTTATCAACGTTGGTTTCGATCCACTTATGCGCCCTGAGTCGAAACAGAGAAGGTGTAAAGCCCAGCCAGCGGTGAGACTTGAGCTGATCCAGCGTCACCTTATCATCAGGCCATTCATCTTTATGACCGTAGATCGCCCACTTCGCCACACCCACCTTTCGACCGGATAAATTTTCCGGCACGTTCAGAGTCGCCCTGAATGCGATATCCGCGCCACCTGTTTCAAGGTTCACATCCTCATTTCCGACCGACACAAAGAAGGTGATCTTTGGGTTCTCAGCAGAAAATGAGGCAATGAGGGGCGTCAGATAATCCTGAAGAAGGGCATCGTTCGTGGCAATGCGGATTTCACCCACAAACCCACGTACTTCTTCTGTGACGTTACTCAGTACACATTTCAGATCGTCTCGCATCTTCCCAGCCAGCACTATCAGTTCCGCCCCGGCTGTGGTAGGAACGTATTGCGTTCTATGCCGAAGAAACAAGGTCAGTCCAAGCAGTTCTTCCAGCGCACCCAGGCGACGGAACAGTGTCGAATGGTTGATATCCAGAAAACCCGATGCGCGGGAGAGGTTGCCAAATTCGCCGATGGCCTGAATGATCTTAAGGTCATCCCATGAGAAACGATTCAAAAGCTTGTTCATCTTCTTTTGCCTCTAAAAATAGCTCCACCTGATAAATCGAACGTCATGTTCTCTAAAACAAACACAAAAAAATTCGCTATCGGGGCGGAATTTGAAAAAAAATGGGCCAGGCGGCCCAAATGTTGGAGAGTCAGTCTTAGTTATGGTTAGGAAAAATAATCCAGACGGGACTGGTAGACATCGGATGCAATCTTATTGAGGGTCGGATCCTCCATGATGTATTGCTGGCAATAGGCGTAACATTGATTAAGTTCTTCCAGGCTCTGCGCTTTTTGTGCCGCAAGACTGAAGGAGTGAACAAGTTCTTCCGGTGTGCGGGATTCTTTGGCGCTATGGTCGGTCTCGTTCGCCTGGTCTCGCATAATCAGGGCGTTCAGATCATCGGGTGTGGCGTGAGAGTGTGGTGTGATATCGCGTTCAAGGGATGGACCCATTTCATCCGGCGTATACACACCCAGAATCACATCAGGTGTATAAAGTCGCGCCCAGTATTTTACGGCAAGATAACCGATCTGTTGCTTTGTGGCGGTTTGCCAAAGTGGTGAGTTTCGGACCTTCACGAACTCCAGATGTAACCATTCACCCCAGGTACGTTCGTTATCACCAGTAAGGATGGCACCCACCCGCACACACAAACCTTTCTCCGCGTTTGCATTGCGATCGCCGGGTCGGTACTTATCCCACGGACCGCCATATTCATATTTAAAGCGCGAACTGACCGCGTGTGAGCTGGTCACAATGGCGTTCACCAGCTGTGCCTCAAAACAGAGGTTGCCATTTACCACGCTTGTTTTCTGTGCCACCGAATAAGGATTCATGTTCCACTGGACAGCCTGCAAAGCGACAGCCAGACAATCCGCCGGTTTGCCAACCAGATGTGACGGGATTGCCACTCGGCTCAGTGCCATTTGTTCGGCGAAAGCCTGAAGCTTCTCAAGACTGGTGGGATTAAAGATGGCGGATCGGGTGTTAGATGGATCGTGTTCAATGACGTTATTCATAAATAATCATTCCTCTTATCCCATTCCGGTCGCGTGATTTCCTCAATGCCGTTGTAATTTCGTGATGCCTGCGCATCCGCAAAAGTCTGAAGGTCTCGGCGAAAGAGATACCTTCCCACATCAACATCATAAGGATTCAGTGAATAAACACGGACTGGATAGCGCCCACATTCGATCGACTCACTGACGACAATGAACACGAACGAAGGGAATTCACCGTAATTTTGTTTGAAGCCTTCACGATAAAAGGCATCCTGAACGTGATAACGGAACTCTGCGATGTGACGCGGAAAGCGCGACATATCCGCCACCTTCTTCACATCGATTATCACGGGCATTGAGGATAAGAAACGGTCTGGCCGGATCCGGCATAACTGATCGGTCTGGGTATCGGTCCAGTACATTGACGCCTCAGAATGCCCAGGCTTCTCAAGAAGCCAACGCGCGGAAGGGTGGGCAAAAGCCGAATCACGCATTAACTGAAGCTTGCGCCAGTTCTCAGGCGTCAGAACCGTTTTGCCTGAACCCAGCATTTCAGAAAGAAAGGCTTTCTCTTCATCCTTTCCGGTATTCGTGCGGCGGTTAAAATCTGGTTTGCAGATAAACCGATCGGTGAACGCATCAGGTTCCAGCAGGGCGCAATGGAGCGCGGTTCCCATCGTGAGCGGTACTTTCTTCTCTTCATCTTCAGGGGCATCTTTGCGCCACTGATAGATGGCCATATTAATTGCCACGTCATCCAGCTGGGATTTACTGATTCCAACTCCTTTGTGGTAATCCGCATTCGAGAGAGAAAAATAGACGCCGGGTTTCACGGTTCATCCTGGTGTTCACCAAAGAAAAATCGGTGAATCGCATATTCACGCGTGACACGAAAGGTCAGGGCATCCCAAAAACATTCGGATAACAGAACCTGGTAATCCATATCCGAAAGGGATAACCATTCGTCAACCAGCGGTGTGAATTCGGATGGGTGATAGTCCATGACGGCATGGAACAGAGGATTCTGGGCCTTCAGGGAATGCAGTCGTTCGACTTCGTTTCGGATGTTTTCAGTGTCTTCGTCGGAGAGCTGCTTGATAATGGAAGTAATGCGTCGGTTGTCCTTTGGTGTAAGTCGCATGTCATGCCTTTTGAATGTAACCAAACGAGCATACTGGAAATAAACTCGAATTCGGTAAGGCTCTCTGTTAACGGTGTGCTGGTGGGCAAACCAGCTTTTTTAATACACACTCGGATCCCCTTTCTGTTTTAAAAAAGTGATCAGGCTGTGGGCTTTGATAGAAATATAGTGAGTGAAACGGCGGAATTGACAAGAAAGACATGTATGCATGAAATGAACACTCCTGATATTAAAAAAGGCCCGATTGGGCCTTTTGATGTTTCAGAGGGATTCACAGAACTTTTTAAACTCAATGGCGACTTTATCCACCTCACCCATTTGATCATAAAGAGTGTCGAGTGTGGTCTGAACGGCATCATTTGCCTGATTCAGTCGGTTAATAAACTCGTCAATTTTGGGCTTAATTTCTGTGGTTAATACCTGGGGCAACCTGGATTGATCGGCTCTGTCAGCCTCCATCAACATTTTTAGAGCGCGCTTACGAAGGTCATCAACTTGATTGCCATTTACTTCTGTCTCATCATCCGGTGGGGATTCCACTTCCGGTTTTATTTCGACGGGATCGGACAATTTTTTATCAGCGGGATTCGCCGACATATCTACCTGTTCCGCATCCTCTTCATCAGGATCACTGACAGGTTCGGAAAGCACAGGTTCAGGTGAGAGCAGGTGTTTAGGTATCTCTTCTACAGGCATGGTGATTTTCGGGGGTCTGCCATCCCAGTCAAAGCCGGGTATTGAAGAGGGGAGGCCAAATTTCTGATGAAAGAAAAACGTGGTGAGGTTGCCACCGGATAATGGTCGCGCCTGGATAACATTAATGCAATCACGTTCGTTCAGATACCGAATCAGAATATCCTTATCTTTACGACTCAACGACGCAAAGCTTTTGACTTTCTGGCTCATTTGCGGAAGGCGAACGCCATCACTCATTTTCTCGACAAAATTTTTGACTTCTGCCAGGGGACGCCAAAGTTTGTTGGGTAAATTCAGTGCAGCCATAAAGACTCCTTTTGCTTAAGTTACGATTCACTATCATCAGGACGTGACCACCGTCAGATGTTAAAAATCGATATTGATGTTGTCCAGAAACTTAAGACCGAATCCATGACAGGCACTTATACCATTCGCACAAACTTTGCCGTGAGAAGGAGAGATAAACGCGAAGCCATAGGCGGTTGAAATCCTGGTTCAGACCTAAAAAAGCATGGTTTCAGTAGGAAAGAATCATAATCTGTGTGATTTCATCGCGTTATCAGACCTAAGTAGTCATTCAGATCACAACTTCAGAAAGCAGCGATCGGAATGAGTGCTTTTTCGCACCATTGCCATTCATCCTGAATCCGCCGGGCGACCGACGTTATGATGTTGCGCCGTTCAACGCCTCAATTAAATACTAAGGGATTTAACAGGTCAACTACTTAGGTTGTGGATATTGATTGCAAGATGTGATTTTGTTCACAAAGCAGAGATTTTGAATACTGGGGTAGTTATCAAGCCCGAAAAGGTGATTTCGGGCGGTAAGCATTTGATTACTTTCAATTACATTCCACGCTGAGAGAAAACGATCCTGCCTAAGACTTCGATGTCGCTCATGGCGATTTTTTCATCAGGATAGCATTCGCGATTGAAGCTTCTCATGGTCAGTTCGGAAGGGCCGGAGCGGAATAAGATTCTAACTTTTCGCCAGCTGCTTTGATCTAAGGCATAGATTTTTCCATCAACAATGCGACGATCATTAATATTTAACATGACTTTGCTTCCATCTGGCATGACAGGATCCATACTGTCACCAGTGACAGAGAAAGCCACAAAATCTATAGGGTTAATGTCAACGCCGAAGTCTTTCATATCTTGTTTATTCACTAACATCGTTGGACCGCTATATGTGGTGAACGGGAACGGAGAAATGGCAAAAGCACTATCAATATCAGGGAGTAACGGGATTGCTATTTCATCCGCATGAGATGGAACCGTGACGTCTGCGAACTTGACCCCTTCAGGGTGTTCGCCAAAATCGTGACGGTCCGAAGTATGGTTAAAAGCGTCGGATTCATCAATAAATTGTGGTCCGTTTCCGGTTAATAACCATTCAGCGCGCACGTTTAGTGCGGATGCAATCTCAACAAGTTTTTTACTTGACTTAGCATGTCCTGCAACAAGTTTGTAAATTGTGCCTTGTGTCACCCCTACACGGCGCGCAAGCTCTCCCTGAGACAATTCCTTATCAACTAACATCGCTTTGAGCCGATCAGCTAATGACATCTTAAATTTAGACCTCGTTTTGTCCAGGTATTGAAAATCCACTACCTAGAGAGTTATGATTTGCATTCTTTTAAATACTGAGGTAATTAAACCTGTGAACGAAATCATCCGGTTTGCCATCAAACAGCATGGCAGCCAGAAGAAGCTGGCGGAAGCCTGCGGCGTCACACAGGGGGCTGTTTGGAAGTGGTTACATGGTCTTAATGCGATCTCGCCTGAACATGTCAATGCGTTGTCGCGGGCGACTGATGGCCAGTTTCAACCCCATGAAATCCGCCCGGACTTGCCCGAATTGTTCCCTCAGCCGTAATGGAACCATTCACTGTTCTTTAACAATCAGTATTTTATTGAGACGATTACTTTCGTATTCGCTCACAAGTGGTGCGCATCATAGCGCAACACCAAAGCGAACGCCGCAAAAGCTTGTCTATTGTTATCGGCAGGATTTTTGAACGTTCAAGGGCTTCTTTTTTGACTTTTTTATGACAAAAGAAATACTTAAGTTGTAAATAGTCGCGGAGTCCTTGTCGTGGCGTTCCAAACCATACCAATGACAACACTTAGGAGTTTAACCAATGCGAGATACACACGTTCACACAGCTTTAAAGATTGAATCGACCCTTCTTAACGCCATTAACATTCACGGCACAGAAGCCATCGCGAACGCGATTGGGATCGACCGATCACAGATTTCTCGCTGGAAGAAAACCCACATACCCAAGTTCGCTTTATTCCTTGCTTATATCGGTTATGGTGTAGAAGACGAGGATTTGCGGAGACTGGCAAAAGAGGTAGCTGGACTCTTAATAAAAGAAATGCGCGCCAAACCCGAAAGTTAAACGCGCATGAGCAAGGAATCAAAAAGCGTACAACATTCACATTATCTGCAAAACGTCAAGCTTGTTCAAGACGAATTCGAACACTTTCGCTTCCTTTGATCAGTCTGGGGAAGTTATCTGAATAACAATAAAAAAGGTTCCCTGTGGGGCAGGGAACCTTTTGATCGCTGACTTCAGAGGTGGAAACATGATCGTTTACTCGTCTCATGGTGAGTATATCACTATGGCCATAACAACACGCACATTAAAAAATAACACATTTGATAAGGGTATTCAGGACGACCACCGCAAGGAGAACGCCGAATGAAAACGCGTTTCACCTTGCATGATTTTACACAGGAGAATCACCATCGGGGGAATAAATTGCAAAACCAGAAACAGGGACACTTTTCACTGTTTCGAAGCCTTCTTTCCGCTGAATGGACAAAAGATCCGATCAAACTCGCGATCTGGATCCGTCTTCTCTCTGAGGCATCCTTTCGTGATCGGTCAGTGGAGTTCGTCGGCAAAACATGGGCGCTAAAGCCCGGTGAACTTGTCACCACCTCCACCATTCTCGCCAGTCGGGTTCATGATGAAAAAGGATCGCCGATCCAAAAACGTCATGTTTTGCGGATCCTGAAGTATTTTGAAAGCCAGAATATGATCAAGGTGAAAAGTAACCCGTTCGCATCCGTTATCTTCATCACAAATTATTGCCAATATCAGGACTTAGAAAGCGGTACACCTCATGGTACACCTTCCGGTACACCCGACGGTACACCCAAAGCCATTAATGGCGCGGCCTTGAAGGTGGTAGGCGGTACACGCGCCGGTACACCTCAAAGTACACCCGGCGGCACACAGAACAATACTGATAACAATACTGAAATACAAAACACTTCTTCGTCGCGGTCAAAAAAGGGTAGATCCTCAGGTAGATCCCGATCTAAGATTCGATCCGACGCGGCGATCCAGTCGCCCAGCGGCAAGTTCTGGGGTACAGCTGATGATTTACGCCTGGCAAAGTGGATTTATGATTTTGTCACTCAGGTAAGCGCAACGGTCAAAGAACCTGTGTGGTCGAGCTGGGCGAATGACATTCGATTAATCCGCTTTGGCAAGGAATGCGACCACCGGACGATCGCCAAAACATTCAAATGGGCGAATTCCGATGGATTCTGGCAAACAAATGTGTTAAGTCCTTCTAATCTTCGTCGCCACTGGGAACAGATTTACCCGAAAAGTCAAACAGGTACGTCGAAGACCAAAACCCACGAACGGACCAATATCGATTTTGATAATGATGATTGGGCAGAAGGTTTGAAAATATGAAGGATATAACACAAGCCATAAAAGATCGGGATGCGGTTCAACTTTCTCTTATCGCGCAATCTTATCCTGATCACCATGCTGATCCGGTGCCAAAAAAAGCCATCGCGATTTTCAATGATCTCTTTAAGCAACTCAGGGCCATCTTTCCGGCCATGATGCACAATATTCAGGATCAGGCACAGTTCGACGAAATGCGTCGTCAGTGGGTCAAAGCGATAGCGGAAAATGAAATATATCGTTCTGACCAGATTGAAGCCGGAATGAAAAGGGCAAGACAACATGAAAAACCCTTTCTTCCGTCGCCCGGTGAATTTATTTCGTGGTGCAAAGACGGCTTACCGGATATTTACGGTTTGCCTGATGCCCAGGAACTTTATGATTCGGTGATGATGTTCAGGGCCAAACGGTTTCAGTTTCGGTCAGCTGAAGATTATCCGTGGCAATCTCATGCTGAATATTGGTTAGTGACGAAAGTCAGTAGCAAAATGACAAATTTATCCCTGACCGTTCAGGAAGCATTAAAGACCTGCGATCAAGAAATTAAACGGCTTTCAAAGAAACTTGCTCAGGGTTTTGACATTCCAGAACCTGTCGCACAGGTTGAAAAACACCAGATTGTGACACCGCCAGAAGTCGCCTTGACGCACATCGCCAAAATGAAAGCGATGTTAAAAGCCAGTCATTAACAGAAGGGCGTTCACGCCCTTTTATTTTGAACCAGCCAATATGTCCGCCTATTACAATGAAATTGATCCCAAATGCGCCGCCTGGCTTCGCATTCTGATTCACGCCAATTTAATAGCTCCTGGTGAAGTAGATGAACGCAGTGTTATTGACGTCACCCCAGAAGATCTGACCGGATTTAAACAATGTCATTTTTTTGCCGGAATAGGGGGCTGGAGTTATGCCCTTCGGTTATCGGGTATTGATGACGATCAGGCAATCTGGACCGCTTCACCACCCTGTCAGCCCTTCAGCACGGCAGGTTTACAAAAAGGGAAATTAGATGAACGCCACCTTGCACCCGTCCTTTTATCGCTTGTCGACGCAAAACAACCTCCAGTCATTTTTGGCGAACAGGTTAGCGCATCGATTTCAAAAGGCTGGCTCGATGATCTATTCATTCATCTGGAAGGGAAAGAATACGAATGCGCATCGGCAGTATTGCCAGCTGCAAGCGTCGGCGCACCTCACCAGCGCAACAGATTGTTTTTTGGTGCGCATCGCCTGGCCCACTCCTTGCGCCCAGAACGCCACCGTCAGAGCCTACAGAGATCGGGACAAACTGTTAATTCGCAATCAGCGCGGTCGCCAGCTCAACCTTCAGGACCAGGTTATTCTGACGCACTGGCCCACAGCGACCACCAGCGATTACAAAGGCAGTGGTCCGACCACAATCCGAATGGATGGCAAAAACCGGATGTTCGACAGGCTGGACTATGCGACCGAACAGGGGTTTCTGAAACATTCATCCCTGACGCCTATTCGAATTTCCTGCACTGGTCTGATGCGGATTGGCTCAGATGCTATGATGGGAAATTCCGGGCAGTTGAACCCGGCTCATTCCCGCTGGCTGATGGGCTTCCCGCCAGAATGGGACGATTGCGCGGTTATGGCAATGCCATAGTCCCACAGGTGGCATCTGAATTTATTAATGCTTTTTTTGATGCTGTTTCCGATAAATTTGACGAAAAAATATTTACATTCTCACGCTAATCTTCACAGGGAATTCGAATGGGAGCAAAAATTCATGTCGGTGATTGTCGTGAATTTCTAAGGACATTACCTGACGAAACGGTTAATTGTTGTGTTACAAGTCCGCCCTATTACGGATTACGGGATTATTTACATCCTGATCAAATTGGGTTGGAACAAAGTGAAGAACAATATATTTCCAACCAAATTGATGTTTTCAATCAAGTGTTCAGGGTCTTAAAAAAAGATGGCACCCTATGGCTGAATATGGGTGACAGTTATGGTGAAGACAAATCCTTAAAAGGGATGCCCTGGAAACTGGCTTTTGCCTTAAAGGAAAGCGGATGGATTCTCAGGCAGGATCTTATCTGGCATAAACCAAATCCTATGCCAGAAAGCGTCACTGACAGGTGTGTTAAAAGTCACGAATACTTATTCCTATTTTCCAAATATAAAAAATATTATTTTGATCATTTATCGATCCGTGAGTTATCAAAAGGAAGGCCATCAGGAAACAAGCAAAGAAAAGATTCGACAGAAAGAAGTTCACATTTCAGGCCAAACAGTCAGGCATCCAGTATACCGTGGCAACCTACTGAAAGGCGTAACAAGCGTTCAGTATGGTCAGTTCCCGCCAGACCTTTTAAGGGAAAGCATTTTTCAACGTTTCCTCCTGCTCTCATTGAGCCTTGTATACTGGCTGGAGCGCCTAAAAATGGTGTTGTTCTCGATCCTTTTGCTGGGACAGGAACAACCGGTGCTGTTGCTTTAAATCTCGACCGCCAGACTATACTATGTGAAATCAATCCAGACTTTGCCTCTTTGATTCCGGCCAGAATTGAAGAGATTTGTGGAAAATAACTCAAAATTCCACTGATGCAAATCTTCCTTCCGCCAGTTTCTATGATGGATTTGGCCATGCTATGCTGGCCAGAGTGACACGATCACAAAGATTTGATTTATGAACTCTCTCACCTGAAGTAAAGAGATTTTTATGAAATTGAATCTGCATCATGGCGATTGTCTGGATGTGCTTAAAACCCTTCCTGAAAACTCCGTTGACAGTATTATTACCGATCCGCCGTATGGCTTAAGCAAAGCGCCGGATATGACGGAGGTGTTAACGCACTGGCTGAACGGGGATGATTACAAACACAAAGGGAATGGTTTCATGGGGAAGAGCTGGGACAGTTTTGTGCCGGGTCCGTCCGTTTGGCGCGAATGTTTTCGCGTTCTCAAACCTGGTGGTCATCTTCTCTCATTTTTTGGCGCACGAACCTATGATTTAGGCACCATCGCGATTCGCATGGCTGGATTCGAAATCCGAGATCAGATTATGTGGGTATATGGCTCAGGCTTCCCCAAATCCCACAACATCAGCAAAGCCATCGATAAAGCGCAAGGCGTGAAACCGACAATTGTCGGTCACAGTTCAAATGGGATTGCGGGTGGAAGTGGTGAGTTCACATCCGGTAATCCTGAAAGTGCCGGTTATAAAAGTGAATTTGATGTGACCGTTCCGACCTCTGAACTTGCGAAGGAATGGGAAGGGTGGGGAACGGCACTCAAACCCGCCCATGAACCGATTTGCATGGCCAGAAAGCCGTTTTCAGGTCAGGTTGCCGCTAACGTGATTACGCACGGCACAGGGGCCATCAATATCGATGCCTGTCGCATTGGCAATGAAACCCGGTTCAATCCACCTTCCCACAATAAACCCGGAGGTAACAGTTTACACATGTCAGTATCGGGGATGCCTGATGGTGCTGAAGGATCAGAGGTGTCTGGGCGCTGGCCTGCAAATTTCTGTCATGACGGAAGTTATACGGTGACTAAACACTTTCCACAATCATCATCGACCGGGAACCGTAGCGAGGCAAGCCGAAACGCCAAAGTCGCCGGAACGAAGTTCTTAATGGATAACCACCAGAGTAGTGAATATACGGATTCAGGCAGCGTTGCCCGATATTTCTATTGCGCCAAAACCAGCAAAATTGATCGGGAAGAAGGGGTGTTATCGGTTTCGGATTCCCGGTCCAAAAATAACCATCCGACCGTGAAACCCACAAGTCTGATGGGCTGGCTGTGTTTGCTGGTCACACCACCTGGCGGAACCATCCTCGATCCCTTCATGGGGAGTGGTTCCACCGGCAAGGCTGCGGCGATCCATAATTTTGATTTTATTGGCATTGAAAAAGAAGCCGATTATCTCTCTATTGCGCGCCAGCGCATTGAATTCAAGCGAGACCAGAAACAGGAGGAATGATGTTAATCCCACCTGAAGGGATTCGTCTTAATCAGCTTAATTTTGTCGAAATAAAACAAACGCTCGAAAAGGAACTTCGGGCGGGGCAGTCATTCCGGCTCCGACTGGAACCGTGGCGAGAAAAACGGACCCTGACCCAGAATGCGATGTTTCATGCCTGGATGGGTGAGTTAAGCCGGTATCTGATCAAACATGGTCGCCCATTCTGTTCGCCTGAATGGTGTAAGGATGCGATGAAATATACCTTTCTCGGTTTTGAGGAAACCACGTTTACTGACGTAAAAACGGGCGCTCAGATTGTGAGGGAAACACTACGCCATACCTCTAAGCTTAAGACCGGTGAAATGTTCCATTTCATGACGAAGGTTCAGGCGTGGTGTCTTGAAATCGGCTGTTTGTTACGGGTTCCTTTCACCTCTGAGTTCTTCGAACTGAAGCGTCAACAAGAGGCATAATCATGTCGTCAAATGATAATGTCATTGATATCTGGGTTCACAGAGACCCGAACGCTGATATCAATGAAATGAAGAATTTCGTGGAGGCAGAAAAGCCTGAAGCCGCGCGGCGTTGCCCCCATGCAAATGTATTGGTCAGTGAATTCGACAGGGCGATCAGTTGCCGGGTTTGCCAGGCAACACTGGACCCGTTCGATTATCTGTTATCCCTGGCGAAGAAAGAAACCCGGCTTGATTGGGAACTTCGGGCGCTTCGGGGTGAAATCAAAACGCGCCGCGATAATCTGGCCCATCTCAAGCGGGAAGAAGTAAACACCCGTGGGCGCATTCGCAATGCTCAGTTCAAATTAAATGATATTCATCAGGCGTTAGACGATGCCGGTGAAACGCTGATAAAAACCAAAGGTCATCATGCAAAACGTTAAACCCTCTGAAATCGAAATTGTTGAACAAATTATAACGGACTTTCTTAACGAACGTGACTTTGGCACTCCCGACCAGATTTATTCAACCTGTCGCGATCGGATCCCTTATTATCTTTTGAAAGATGTGATTTTTGATATGTACAAAAAACATATTCTTCGCAGAAAGTTACTGAAAGTAACAGGTGCTAATTACTGTCTGGCCGAACGCTTGCCGAATTATGGCACCCTGTACACGAAACGTCGCCCCTCAAAAAAGACTCAGAAACAAAAAGAGCAGGAACAGTTATCGTTAATGGAATCCGTTCGGCAGGGGTCAAAAGTCTATAAACTGGATCAATTACTTCGTAACGTAAGAGAGTGAAAAATGAAAAGATCGTGGTTTCAGCATTATCCTATGAATGAAGTCGAGGCAAATAACCTTATTCGAGATTACTCACGAAAGGGTGTCAAAACAGAAAAGAACCTGACCGCCGATCCAAGATTTTTTGTCGTTAGTGCCTTTCTACCGATGTCAAATTACATACCAAAATCCGCCCGATCCCTTATCAACACGCTTTGGCGTTAATATAATAATCAATTCAGCCAGCATTTCCGCTGGCTTTTTTATACAAATCATCCTCAGCGTCATGACTGAACCTTACTTTAAAAGGACTCATTATGATCGCAACCCCAAAAGAAAAACGGTGTCCCATCTGCAACAAACTTTTCCTTCCCTGGCTCACCACTCAGCATGTCTGTTCAGATTATAAATGTGCGCTGGCATGGAACCGCAAGCTGGATGAAAAAAACCAGGCACGGAAAGAACGGCGCGCTTTGCGCCTCGGAATCCATGAGAAGCCGAAGAGCTGGGCCGATGTGAACAAAGAAGCCCAGAACGCCTTTAACCGTTATATCCGCATTCGCGATGAAGGTCGTCCGTGCCATGCCTGCGGATGCCTGCTGAACGACAATAATCCAAACAAACCCGGTCAGTTCGTTGATGCCAGTCATTACCGGTCGCGGGCGGTCGCCGCACAGCTGCGCTTCAATGTGTTTAATTGTGTCACCTGCTGCTGGACCTGCAATCGGCAGTTATCCGGCAATGCCCGTAATCTTCGCAAGGGTCTGATCTACCGTTTCGGGCTGTCGATTGTAATACGACTTGAGGTCGATAATTCGTTTCACCATCATTCCGTGAATTATCTGACGCGCCTCACCGACATTTTCAACCGACGCGCTAACCAGCTCAAGAAGCGCCGCCGCGAAAAGGAAAAAGTATGAACCTCGAAAAAACCGTTCGTTTCCATTTCCCCAAAACGACTCATATCACCGATGAAACCCGATCCACCAGCGATGACAGGTTAATGACCTACGATGTGATGGCCGCGCTGGGTCTGGCACAGGCTGAATCAGGTTTTGGCATGTCAGCGTTCTTTGGCAAGATGGGAATCAGTCAGAACGATAAAAATCAAGCCATCACAAATCTGATGAAACTGATTCGTCGGAAACTGACCAAAGCCAAATGTTTTGAGGACGTATCAGGTCACATACGCGGCAAGGCGATCTACTTAATCGCGCTGTTTGCCTATGAGGATTATTGCCGGTCTGCTGAGTCACCGGAAACCCGCTGTAAATACTGCAAAGGCCGTGGCAGCGTCTGTGACAGTGAAACGCTTTCTAAATTTCACCAGCGCGTGATGAAGCCATGTCCACGCTGTTCAGGGCGAGGTTTTAAAAGAGTCAAGGGAAGCGGATTATTTCGGGCAATTGTTGCGATTGTACCGGGATTTTCAAAGTCGGCCTTTTATCGCTTTGTATTTCCGGTCTTTGAGGAAATGATTCAAGTCTGTTTTCGTGAGGAAAGTCGCGCGGAAGACGCCTTAAAGCATGTGACACGACAAAAAGATTAATAAAGCGTGCGAAAATGACTTTGGTCATCTTGATGGATTGAAAAAAAGTGCATAAGCTGAACGCACAGGGTCAGAAATCCGCCAAATGCTTTGCCTCATTTTGTCTCCTTTGTTGATGATCCTGAATCACCCACCTTCATTTCATGTGACCACGAGACTCAGGGAATGATTGTGGGTGGTGAACCTCTACGTGTTGATCGCTTTGTAGTAAAAAAATGGCCGCCTATCCTGGCGGCCAAAATCATTCAAAGTGGATAACATCTTTAGCGCCGTTGATACAGTATTACAACGGCTGAGGTGATTTTATTTTTCTGTGGTTTTAAAAACGTATTAATCTGAGCGATCAGTGAAAAATCGCATTATCTGGAACATGTGCGTCTGGCAATCTGGCTATTTTTAAATCAATAAAAATTGCAAAATTGCAAATTTCTTCGCACCACGACAGCGATAGAATGCCGATCTGCTTTGCTATCGATAATAACTTACGTGCGAGAATACCTTTATGGATGCGACATTAACTCAAGAAAAAGAATTTGCGTTTGCGGCGGTAGGTTCCATGTGCCTTGTGGCGATGGTCTCAGGCAGAATGACCGAAAACGAAGTTGAAGAAATTTATATTCAGATCCATCAATCTGAACGGATGAATCATGAATCTGATTTCGCCTTAGAAGTGCTGGATGATATTCAGAGTCGGTTAAAAATAAATTATCAACATACACAGGAAAGCCTGTTAGCCGGTTTAGCCGCCATCCCGTTTGATCATGAACAGGCGGTTGAAATCATCAATATGTCGCTTGATGTGATTAAATCGAATAAAGAGATCCCGACCGAAAAAATCGACGTGCTGTCGGGGCTTTGTAAAGTATTGAATATTTACTCAGACGAATTTAATTTTATTACCTAAACATTCCACACGTTACCTCAGCTCTACATTTGCAAGCATTGACCCCGTTGGATGACGGGGTTTTTTTGCACATCTTGTGTGGTCTGGTCTGTTATTTTTGTTTACAATCGCCGCTTCAATCCTGAACTATGTCGGTGATATGCGTTACCCAGTCGATGTTTATTCTGATGTCCGAGGTTACTTTGTGTTTTGTCGCGATCTGCCTGAGGCAGAAGGGCGCGGGAAGACGCGCGAAGAAGCATTTGAAACCTGTCAGAACGCGCTTATCTGTGTGTTCAATGATTTCTTCCTCAGTCGCGAGGCGATCCCGTTGCCTGGTAACTTTGACCGCGATTTCATCACCGTTCCGGCTTCCGTTGCTGCGAAGGTGTTGTTACTGAACGAAGTGGTCCACCAGAATGTGTCAAACTCAGAACTTGCGCGCCGCCTGGGTCTGAAGCGACAGGAAATCACCCGTTTGTTCGATCTTAACCACGCCACCAAAATCGACACCATTCAGAAAGCCCTCGAAGTGATGGGAAAACACCTGGCACTCCGTGCGCTGACGATCCCTCAATTCCCAAAATCCTGAACAATCGTTCAGGGTTCACCCTCGCTTGCCCAAGCGATTTTAAAATCAGAGAGCCTTTCAAGGGTGAGTCAGGTGAGTTCACTTGTCTCTCTCTGTGGGTGTTCTCCTGGGCACTGGCTCACCCTTAAAAGGAATGACATATGTTCGGATTTTTGAAAAAACGCGCCCGTCGTGTGACCAACGACATCACCAAATTTGATAAACGCGATCTTGCTCAGGCTGTCGTGAATGCCGCATGGCTTGTGGCCTATGCGGACGGCAGTTGTGACCCGACTGAACGCGCCAAAATCGATCAGGTGCTGAAAACGAATCCGGTCCTTTATAACTTCACCAGTGAACTACAGGACATTTCGACCAAAATTGTCAATTTGCTGGAAACAGATTTCAAGATCGGTCGCCGTGCGGCTTTACGTGAAATTGAAGACGTAAAAGGGGATCAGCGTGAAGCCGAAGACGTGCTAGATGTGGCAGTTGCCATTGCTGAGGCAGATGGCAACATTGAAACCACTGAAATGAAAGTTCTGGAACAGATCGCCCTAGTACTGGGTTTGCGGCTGGAAAATCACCTTGAATAAAAACAGATACCCCAATCATTATTATTTCACCGGGTTTGTGGTTTTCTATATCTGCTTTCACCTGCTGGGAAGTTTTGCGGCGAGCTTTTCTGATGGCGTTTTACTGGCCGCCCTTTGGCTGCTGATGAAAGGTAAACGTCCCTGACAGACCTAAGGAGTGAATATGACACTGTCCGGTGATATCGCACTGAACGAACTCATTTCACGAATTAAGGTCATCTATCTTGCCGTTTATGCCAATGGCAGTTTCAACGACGATCTGAAAGCCATTCTGAACGAGGAATTCGAGGCGTTAGGTCTGGAAGGTGATGCGCGATTTATCTCGCGCAAACTTGCCCAGCGCCAGCGCGCCGAACTCGATCGCGACTTTCACAACGCACTGGATGAAATCTTTTATACCGTGTCGATGTTCAGTGAACGTGAAGAAGTGGCTCACCGGTTGCTGGTGCTCTTCATGAAAATCGTCGAGAGCAATGGCATCATTACCCAGTCCGAAGAGGTGTTAGCGCGTGAGCTGGCTGAATGCCTGGATCTGGACATCGATTATTATCTTGATCGCACAGAGTAAGTATTAATTTCCAAATGGTAGGATAGGGTGGCGGTGAATCGTTAAGTCTAAGATAACTACCTAAAGGAGGTAACATGACTGATTCACCTGAACCATTCGACACTTATGATAAGGATTTGCTTTATTCGATCATCCTTATCGATGTGATTTATCTTATTGGTTTTGCGGAGCAATATCCTACACCTGCGCAAATCGAGGTGATTCAGCGGATCCGCAATAATGAACCGACTTTGCAGAAAAGCACGTTGATCAATGAAATCATCGCTGATTCGCTGGAAGAAAAGCTGTCGAACGATTTTGTTCGCACCGCTAACCGCATTCTTTTGAATCTCAGTCGGATTGTGGAAAACCCGGAAGCTTGTGAGCGCATTTTTGATTATGCACAACAGGTGGCTTTGGCCGGAAAGAAAGTCACGCCGAATATTCAGAATCTGCTTGATCGCATTGGCGATGCCTTGTTTCTATAGCGAGAAATCATGATGAATCTGTCTGAAAGGAAGAAGCTCGCAATAGCACGCGACGAGCTTCTTGAAGCGAAAATCGATCTGGAGAACGGAAACAGCGTTGCCGCAAAAATGCATATGCTATCAGCAATCTGTTTTATTGACATGATTTATACCTTGCAGGCGGCAACACGGATGCCGTTAACCGAAGCGATCGGGCAAGGGTAAATTCAAAGGGTCATCTTTGTGGCGTTTGGGATAACTGGTCTCAAATGCCACAAGGCTCAGTTCATAGTTGACCTGGTGCTTAATCCAGAAATCGACATCATCACCAAAAAATTTCGACAGTTTAGCGCACAAAGTAAGGGACATAGCGCGTTTCAGATCGAGCACTTCTTTTAATTCATCTTCGTCAAAACGGATTCGGGTCGCCAGATCGAAAAAAGCCAAATGAAAATGTCTGAGTCTGCATTTCAATATCAGGCCGGGATGGGGATGAACATTTTCGGACATGAAAGTAACTCCCTTGTTAAATCCGAGAGTCACTTTAACGTAATTGTAAAATCTTTTGCCTCAATCTGAGCGATCGGGATTCAGCATGTCAGGCAAAGGATAGATCGGCACATTTTCCGCTGTTTCATGCCGAAGTGCGCGGGAAATGTCGTGGCGCGCCTGCATTTCAAGCAAGGCAACAGCCGTAGTATTCAGCGCTTTGGCAATCTTTATGGCCATTGATGGCGACAAGGCAGTTTTGCGCTTGATCAGACGATCGACGAGAACCGGAGATTCACCAATGTCATGCGCAAACTTCCCCTGAGTCACATTGTAGATTTTTAACAACCGTTTGATCTCGTCACCCGGATGAGGTGTCAATATTTGTACCATTTCAACTCCTTAAGTCATGAAAAGGAGCGAAAAGAGTAGTGACTTCTTATCTTAAGTCGTGTCAAACCGTGCGAACTAATCCTCAGGTTCTTGATGGGCAATTTTTTGTTTGCTATCCCTAATTACCCTATAACATAAGTCAGGAAAAGCCCAGAATGCCTGAAACATTGAATTATGATTTGAATATTAATCACTTAGATAATGGTCACACCAAATTAACGACGCCTCTCTACTGGGCGATCTATGACGAAAAAGGTGAAATCATTAACGCGGGTGTCAATGGTCACACGGAATTTCCGATTCCCTTACCGGTTCGCATTTCGATCACCGGTCGCCCAAAACGCAAAGTCGGCAAGGACGGCATTAAATCGATCCTGCGCGGTGACCGACTGGATAATGAAAAAATGGCGTTTCAGCTGGTGGAAACCGAAGGGAACATGAGCGAGGACCATCAAGAACTGTTCGAACGCCTTCGGGCTGTGCTGAATGAATATGCACCCGAAGAAGGACATTATTTCTTGAACCTCAAATTCGCGCCGTTCGACGATGACGAACCTGTGAAAACGAATCCTGATAAGGCTGTGGATGAACTGTTAAAGGAAGGTTTTCGTAAAGTCGAACCTAAGGACCGCTCCTATTTTCTTGATATGGGTTTTTATCCGTTCGAGAAAGAAGGCGATAAAAAAAGCGGAAACCGGATTGAAAGCGAACTGATTGAACCTTCTGATCAGGAGCTGGCCGCAATGCTGGCTTTTTTGAACCATTTTACTCAACATTAAATCGACAGGATCACCAATGGATGTCGTCATTAATGGTGTGCGCTATGCGCCCAATGTTCGCCACAGCGCAAAGATTGGGATCGCTATCACCACACATAACCGACCTGATACCCTAACTAAAGCGTTAGAAAATCACATGAAGTTTCAGCCGCAAGGGTCAAAATTAGTCGTTATTGATGACGGGTCCATGATCCCGGCGGTGGTGCCGGAAGGGGTCGAGCTGATTCGGTTTGAACAGTCTCGCGGTATCGTTCAGGCTAAAAATGCAAGTTTGTGCGCCCTGATTGATGCAGGATGTGAAGAACTGTTTTTGTTTGATGATGACGCATGGCCGATCACTGAAGGCTGGGAACAACCTTACATTCAGTCGCCCGAACCGCATTTGGCCTATCAGTTTCTTGATCTTGCCGTAAACATCAAATTGCGCGATTTATCGATTCTCTATCAGGATGATAAACATATTGCCTATACTGGCCAGCGTGGTGTGATGCTTTATTACCACATCAGCGCGATTCAGAAAGTGGGTGGTTTCGATCCGGTTTATGAGCGCGGGATGTATGAACACGCCGATCTGGCGCTGCGCATTTATCATAATTCTCTGACCAGCTGGGCGTTTGCCGATGTGGTGGGGTCGAATCGCCTGATTTACTCCCTTGATGAACACATGGGCGTAAAACGCAGTGTGAACCGGGCCGAACGCGACCAACAGGTGAAACGTAACGTCAGCATTTATAACAAACGCCGTTATGCCGAATATGGCGGTTTTGTGAATCTCCGTGACCAATATAACGTGGTATTGACCAGTTTCCTGACCGCTTTCCCTGATCCTCAGCGCAATAAACGTCTTGAGGTGAATCCGGTGTTGCTCGATCGCTGGTCAAGTTCAATTCGCGGAGCCAGACCGATTGTGTTCGCGGACCAGCTCAAAGAACCGCCGAAAGAAGGGGTGTTATATCCGGTTCACGAATCCTCAATGAATGTCTATTTCCTTCGCTGGTTTCATGTCTGGCAATACCTGCGCCAACATCCTGAGGTCGAAAAAGTCTGGTGTACCGATGGGACGGATGTCGAAATGCTCAGAGAACCGTGGGACCACATGATCCCTGGAAAACTCTATGTTGGATCAGAACCGAAAACCTATGCGGATGAATGGGCAACAGCCAATCACCCTGAACCGATTTATCAGGAATTCATTCGTGACCATCAGAATGACGTGATGCTGAATGCCGGGTTACTGGGTGGCTATCGTGATGACATCATGTTGTTTGCCCATGCCATTCTTCGGATTTATTCACAGGTCGAATCGGCTAACTTCTGGGACAAGCGCAAAAAGACGCTTTCAGTGGGTGATATGATTGCATTCGGCATGGTGGGTTATCGAAATTATGATCGGCTCATAACTGGTCCGCTTGTGCATACCGTGTTCAAATCGAATGGGATCGGGCGCGAAAGCGCTTTCTGGCAGCATAAATGATGTTTTGTATCGTTGCCCACCACACCCGCAAAGAGCAGGCCGAAAAAATGGCTTATCGCCTCGATGCGAAACTGTTTATCGATCCAGAGAATCACGGCAGTAATTGGAACCATCGCCGCGCACTGGAATGGGCCGCTGAACAAAACGATCGCGTGATTGTGCTGGAAGATGATGCGTTGCCCGTGAAAGGCTTCGACTCTCTGGTGTATGACTGGCTCTCCCGCTTTCCCAATAACATCATCAGCTTTTATCTGGGAACCGGTCGACCACCACAGCGTCAGATCGATATCGCGATGCGGCTGATTGACAGTGATAAATTCCGGCTGGATTATATTACGTTGCCCAAACTAATTCATGGCGTATGCTATTCCATCCCAAAACACTTTCTTTATCGCATTCTGACGCATTGGGATGTCAGAAAAGGCGCGGATTACGCGATCAGCGATAAATACAAAGGCAAAGTGATTTATCCGGTGTTTTCGCTGGTGGACCATGCCGATTTGACGATCGTTGAACAACATCCAGACGGCGCAAAGCGTTTAGAACGCCGGAAAGCCTGGCGTTTATATGAAGGCGGTGACAGATGGTCCGATTAACCACACTGAAGCCCCGGCTCACGAATTTGAATCCCCACCGCCTGAAAACGATGAAAGTAGCAGATAACCGGATAACTGGCCTGACCTTGCAGAAACGGCGCTTTCAGATGTGGACGCGGGATCCTCGTTGCGTGATGTGCGGTCGTTTAACCGAATATCCAAATGGATTCGAGCTGGATCACAAAATCCCGCTTTTCAAGGGTGGTGAAGACACAATTGAAAACACACAGATTTTGTGTTGTGGCGATGGCGGTTGCCACAGCAAAAAAACCAAAATGGATTTAAAACGATGATCAGTTATTCAGAATCTGAATTTTTAGACGATCCGCAAACCATTCTTGAAGAAGCTCATGACGAGGTGGTTGAAATCGTCTTGACCGAATCCGATCCTGTAGTGATTATCCCGAAATCGATGTTTGATATGTTTGTTACTGAAGTGTCGCATTTGCTGCGTTAAACCGCCGATCAGGATTTTTCGAAGGTTTGTTGTGAATCTTTTGGAAATCCCGAATGGCAGGAAATAAACATGCCCATTTCGCCACAAACGCTCATTGTTGCGGGGAAATCGGTCACAACCGGCTTTATTCCACCGCAACGCGTCGAAGTGACCGGCGACGTCAAGGGATCTTCGACTGTTACCCCACAACCACCACAAATCCGCGCGATAAACCTCCTTTCACCAACCCTGGATTCACGGGTGAGTTATCATGGTCCTGCGCATACTTACTTCAATCAAAACGGCAATCTGATCACCAGTGCTGAAAATGAATGGCCGTTGGAATATCAAAATGGGGTGGCGATTGGCAGACATGAACCCGAACCCGCTGCCACAAATTACCAACGTGATTCCGCTTTTACATCCATCAGTGAAACACAGGATGGCCAGAACACAGTATGGGTCACGTCTCAGTCTGCTGGCGTGTTGGTGAATCCTGCTGATGATGGCAGTTTCTTTGCGATATCCACAGAGAAACCCGGATGGGTAAATACAGGTGTTTATTCTGAAGGAACAAGTGCGTTCATCGCACCTGACCAAGCAACCCAAATAAGTTCAGATTGGTCAATTGCAACACGCACTTTTCGAAATGCCTCTGTTGCTCAAATTCGTTGGTATATCGCCCGACTCAATTCCACCAATTATGTATATGGTCGCTCACCTGATTTGCCTGTGGGTAATTATGTTGCGTCAGTCTGGCGCATTAACACCACAGATAACCAGCAAGCCAGAGCGGCACAGATAGAGATGGGTACAGTACCCACATCACCCATCTTTAATGATGCCATCAGCCAGAACTCACGCACTGAATCAACGGTGATTGTCACGAATCCGGGTGGTGCGACGGGTATCACGATCATCTTTACAGATGGAACAACCCGATCTTTATCCTTCGGTTCAAACCAAAGCGTGAACATCCCCGTTTCCACACAAGCATGGGGAACACGTTACATCAGTCAGATTACCTACAGCACATAGCGAGGCGTTATGTCTTCCCTTCAACAACTCACCGACAATCCTGTTCAGGTAACGAACGGAAGTAACGGCGCGCATATCACTGTGTTATCTGGCGGCATTTATTATGCAGACAGTGCAGACAGCACCGTGTGGCATACGTTATCAGGAACCATTCTTGAGGTCCGACCTCCTATGGTTCTGTATATGAAGGCATTAAGGGCAGGCGGTGCAACAGCTGTAGTTACCACCTGGTCTGAGTCGTAAGTGTAGTTATTTCATTTCATCCAAACTGAGGTTTCAACAAATGGGCATTCGTAAATTTGATGATATCAATGATCTTCTTCATTCCATGCTGAATCGTAGCGCGGAATTCCCAGCTAAGTTCACCCATGAAGGAAAGGATTATGTGGTTGCACCTGAAGAGCACCATTCCAAAGCGGTCGATGCCCTGAAGAACGCGGTCAATATCTATCATGATGTTTTCGGTCAGAAAGATGATAAGTAAGTGATTGATTTTAAATGGTTGTCTCACAAAATGAGCCTTCCTTTCATCGGGGGTGGGGGGTATATAAAAAATCACGTTGTCAAGACTTTTTAAACCTCGCCCCCAATCATTTAAATTTTTTTTTTTGGTTTATGGGCTGATCTACCTTCTCACCGGCTGGATTGCTCAGTAGATCGCCAACTTTCCCGATTTGCAATTTGCCCACAACGCTCAGGAGGCGGTTTGTCAAACGATATTGTTTTTTTGCCAGCTCCTGACGTTGCCACGATCACGAGTCTTGAGCTGGTGGACTTTATTAATGAAGTCCGATTACAAAAGGCCGAACGTGAAGGGTTGGAGTTCCCCGGCAAAAAATACCATCGGTTACTTCATAAGAACCTGTTAGTGAAGACGTCGAAGGTTTTGGGTGAAAAACACTCGGCTAAATTTTTAGCCCAGTACAAAGATCCCAGTGGAAGGTGGGTAAAACATTACAAATTCCCGCGCCGTGAAGCCTGTTTAATGGCGATGTCATATGATTATGACGCTCAGGCGCGCGTATTTGACCGGATGGACGAGCTGGAAGGCCGTGTGAATGTCAATCTCATGGACTTTTCTTCCCTTCAGGATATGACTGTTCGGGAAATGCAAAACCGCGTTACCCTGGCTGAACGTTTTTCGTTTGAAGAGCATGGTCAGAAAGGTAGCGGTCTCATGCACAAGCGCAAGCGTGATAAGAAAGAGATCGAGAAAGCTAAAGAAGTGGTCATTGAACTATCACAACTTCGGCTTCCCGGTTTTGATTCTGAGGTGAATCTGATCTCATGAACACGATCGAATTCATTGAAAAGAATATTATCGCTGAACTGACCCGTCAGGGTTTTGATCAGGCGACGTGTAATATTGGCGCAAGAGAAGGGATCGCCTATTACCGGCGCGCCTCGCAGGTCAGCAAGAAAGGCAAAATTTTTGATGACTGCCTTTTCCATGCCAGATTATTCGCCAGAAAACACGCCTCGAAGCAAAAATAACACGAAAAAATCCCAAAAATCCTTTAAAAATTACGGAGAATTACTCATGTTTAAGAAAATAATGCTTATTTCAGCCTTAACTTTCATGTCTGGCGCGGCAATGGCGGCGGAAGTGATGTGTCCCTTACCGCAAACCATCACCACCAATGGCCAGATAGATGTGGAAGATGGCATTCCGGGTTTCATTTATTGTTCACCCTCTGAGGCGGAATGTAAATGGAAAGGCATCGACCCCATATCGGATCAGGTGAGTCCCGTGGCATCCGTGAACAATCCAAACAACATTGCCACCCAACACAACGGGCTGACGTATTGTGATTACACACTGAAAAACGGATCCCAGATCCGAATGGCATTAGAAAAATAAATAAGCAAGAGAGACTGTTATGCTCACAACAAAAAAAAGGGGTTATGCCGATGCGATAATGCGGGGAGAAAATCAAACGCAATCCGCAATATCGGCGGGTTACAGTGCGTTCAGTGCGAAATATAAAGGCCATCAGCTCTCAAAAGATCGGGATGTTCTGGCCTATATTAAGCGAATGAAACCGCAATCAGAGGAAAAAGCGCCAGACATTACGGCTGACGCTGCGCCCAAACCGGCAAAAAAATCGGTGAAGGCACCGGAAAAATCCCCTGAAGTCGCGGAAGAGGTCGCCACAGCACCGCCGTCACTGATTAAACCTGAGGCTATCGACGATCCTTTAGTTGTGATGCGTCGGATCATGAACGATAACCTGTTACTGATCCGAAACTTTCTCTCGATGCTGCTGCGAAACTGGCACCCTATGTGGCAGCGAAAATGGCTGAGACGGGTAAAAAGCAGGCGAAGAACTCGGCAGCGAAGAAAGCGACGAACGCTTTTACCTCAATGATGCCGCCCAAACTCATTGTTAACAATTCGGCTTAGAGTTTAAGACCACTTTCGGCGCATCCCTTTCATTAATGAACTGCTTCAGATAATCCGAAAATTCCCGGAAGTCGCCCCCTAACATTTCCAGTGTGCCGATCAGTTCCATCTGTGTCGGCTTGCTCATCATTCGGAAAAAATAACCGAAGGCGAACTTGACCAGCTCGATCTGTTTGGCGACTTCTTCAATGTTTTCATAATCTTTCTTAAGGTCAAACTTATCAATGACTTTAGAAACGCGCATCGGATTATCTCTTAACAAAAGATTTAACTTAACGGTGTTTTTTACTTAACGATTCTCAATTTGAGCGAGATCGCGACAAAGGTTATTATGGTTAGCTGGCGCACGGATTGCCCGGACTGGGCGGATCGATTACTTCACAAACACTCTATCATTCCCCCTCCGATCTATCCTGAGATTGCCCATATCGGACTGGAAATTTTTAAAAAACTTCGCGTGTCCGATTTGCCCGGTAAACCCACCTTCGGCGAATGTAGTGATCAGTTTGTGTTTGATTTCGTGCTGGCCATCTTTGGCGGATATGACGTTGAGACCGGTAATCAGATGATCCGGGAATATGGTCTTCTGATTTCAAAGAAAAACACTAAATCCACAATTGCGGCGGGGATCATGCTCACCGCACTGATTTTATGTTGGCGTGAAGATGAAGAACATTTGATTCTGGCTCCGACCAAAGAAGTTGCAGATAACAGTTTCAAACCTGCTGCGTCGATGATTCGATCGGATGAAATCCTGTCAGATATTTTTCACGTCCAGGACCATACGCGCACCATCACCCACCGAATTAACCGCAATTCTCTGAAAGTGGTGGCGGCAGACACAGACACTGTGTCCGGTAAAAAGTCCGGTCGGATTCTGGTCGACGAACTCTGGATTTTCGGTAAGCGCGCAAAGGCCGAATCGATGTTTATGGAAGCCTTAGGGGGTCAGGTTTCCCGAAACGAAGGCTGGGTGATCTTCCTGACCACCCAGAGTGACGAACCGCCAACTGGCATTTTTAAACAAAAGCTGGATTATTGGCGCGATGTCCGTGATGGCGTGATTGTCGATAAGAAAACGCTGGGGATCCTTTATGAGTTCCCCCAAAAACTTATCGAAAGCAAAGCCTATGAAGACCCAGATAATTTTTATATCACGAACCCGAACATCGGTAGGTCTGTTAGCAGGGACTGGCTGGAAAGTGAGTTTAAAAAATATCGCAACAAAACGGACGGCACCTATCAGCAATTTCTGGCGAAACACCTGAACATCGAAATCGGGCTGAACCTCAGAAACGATCGCTGGCCGGGTGCGGATTACTGGGAACAGCAGCAGGATGCCTCGATCACGTTCGATTCCATCCTTGCCCGTTCAGAGGTGATCTGTGTGGGCATCGATGGCGGCGGTCTGGATGATCTTTTGGGTCTGACTATCGTCGGACGCTGTAAAACCACGCGCATGTGGTTATCCTGGTCACATGGCTGGGCGTCCAAAAAGGCGATCGAACGGCGAAAAAGCGAAGAAAGTCGCCTGAACGATTTCGTGTTGAATGGGGATTTCACCATCATCGACGAAGTGGGTCAGGATTTCGAACAGATCAGTGAAATGGTCATGGAAATCTTCAGTGCCGGATTGCTGGACAAGGTCGGCATGGACCCGGCAGGGGTCGGAATGTTGCTTGATGCGATGGTGGAAGCGGGTATTCCCCAGGATTCTATTATAGGTATATCGCAGGGCTGGCGATTGGGTGGGGCGATCAAAACCACAGAACGAAAATTGGCTGAAGGCGCGCTGATCCATGCTAAACAGCCGTTGATGAACTGGTGTGTGTCGAATGCCAAAGTGGTTCCGTCTGGCAATGCCACGCTTATCACCAAACAGGCCAGCGGAACAGGAAAAATCGATCCGCTGATGGCGTTGTTCGATGCCATTTCCCTGATGGCGCTCAATCCCGGACCGACCCGGAAAGATTACGGAGTTTTCTTTGTTTGA